CGCTAAAACAGCTAAAATTCCCGGTAGAGATATCGAAGATAAAACAGTTAGCTATAGTGGACAAATTTTCCACCTCAATGGTAGAGCAACATATCCCGGATCAGAATCCTATGCGATTGAATTTTTCGCAGATCAAGAATTGGATCTTAGAACAAAACTAGAGAAAATGTCGAGGGCTACCTTCGATAACGAAACTACAACTGGACAAATGTGTATGCCGGGACCAGAATCTTATATGATTCTCGATGTTCTGAAGGTTCCATGTGGTCAAGGAAATCAAGGTGGTCAAGGTATGCAAGTATTGAAAACAATTAAACTCACTGGAGTAAATCTTAGAAGCATCGGTGAAATGAATTATTCTATTGCGGATGGAACTGGAGAAGTGGTAACTATAAATACAACATGGTCATACCACTGGTACGAAGACTTCACTAAGTAATTTTTTTTACTATTAATTTTAAATCACAATAGTCTTCGGATTATTGTGATTTTTTGTTTATATATTAAATATTCTCATGGGTGGACCTAATATTGAGGAATTTTATTCAGCATTCTCAGGAGATAGAAGATTTTTTCTAAATCTTCCTGTCTTATGGACTGTAACCATCGATGGTGTGTCCACAGGTGCCATAAATAGCGTTTTAAGCGATGCTGGTGAGTCTTGGCAGGCAAAGGGTAGTCCGGGGTCATACACTCGATCTGGATCGATTTTAGTGGCACAAGAAGTAGGACTTCCAAACGAATCTTCAAACTTTGCAGCGTTGGAATCTGGATCGTCTATGGGTGGATTTTTACCGGGCTATGGGATGACATCCAGAGGGAATTTTCTTAATAGAAGCATCACAGTCAATTTCCTAGAAACCGAAGTTGACATAGAACATACATTTTTTAGACCATGGATGATTTCTGTAGGTATTAAAGGTCTGGTAGAGAATGGACCATCATTGAAAGGTAATATGGTAGTTAAGCAATATACTAATGGTGGTAGATTTATTAAAGGTTTTCAATTTAAAAAACTGTTTCCTACAGCAGTAGAGGGATACACTCTAAATTATGACAACACTGATATAAAAATTAAATCAGTAACATTCGCCTGTGAAAATTACGTTCAACTTTGATGAGTATTTGTTTTAGAGATTTGAAAAAAATCTCTCAATCACTTGAGAGAAACAATGTGGAGGTTCTAATGAATTATTTTAATTCATATGGAGGATCAAATGTTTTTGAAAAATTTAGAAATATTCTTAAATCTTGGGAGTATGATGTT